GAATGGTGATATTGCTGGATTGATGGCAAGAACATCTGAGGAACAGTTCCCTTGGTTCTCACCAGCTGGTTCACAGAGAGGAAATATATTAAATGCAGTTAAACTTGCATATAATCCAAACAAAGTACAAAGAGACACTCTTTATACCAAGAGAATTAACCCAGTTATATTCTCACCTGGCGCTGGATTCGTTCTCTTTGGTGACAAAACAGGATTAGCAATTGCATCTGCCTTCGATAGAATCAACGTTCGTCGTTTATTCTTGAACCTAGAGGCAAGAATCGAGATTGCTGCAAGAACTCAGTTGTTTGAGTTTAATGATGAGATTACAAGAGCAAACTTCCGTAATATCGTTGAACCATTCCTTCGTGGAGTTCAAGCGAAAAGAGGTATTACAGACTTCTTAGTTATTTGTGATGAAACAAACAATACACCTGATGTGATTGATGCGAATGAGTTTAAGTGCGATATCTTTATCAAACCAGCTCGTTCTATTAACTTCATCGGTCTTACATTCGTTGCGACAAGAACAGGGGTTAGCTTCTCTGAAGTCGCTGGTCGAGTTTAATTAAGTCCATCTAAATAACAAAAGGAGTTAAAAAAGAAAAATGGCAACATTTAACCAAAGAAACATAACAGAGTTTCGATCCAGATTATCTGGTGGTGGTGCAAGAGCTAATTTATTTGAAGTTGAGATTGCTTTTCCAGAAGAATTAGTAATCGATTTGAATTTAGTAACGGATAAAGTTCCATTCCTTGTGAAGGCTGCTGAAATCCCAGCATCAAACTTAGGTAATATTCCAGTTCCATATAGAGGACGTGTTCTTCCTGTTGCTGGAGATCGTACCTTTGATCCTTGGACAGTGACTATTATTAATGACACTGATTTCCAAATCAGAGATGCAATGGAGAAGTGGAGTAATTCAATTAATGATTTACAAACAGCTCAAGGTTCAGTTGATCCAGCTGTTTATCAAAGGTCTGCTTTAGTAAAACAATTAAGCAGAGAGGGAGCTAATCCTGGCGATCCAGAAAAAGTATTAAGAACATATAACTTTGAAGGAATTTATCCTAACACAGTAAGTAACATTCCTCTTGATTTTGGTGCAACAGATCAGATTCAAGAATTCCAAGTTACATTCAACTACTTGTTCTATGAGGTAGCATCTCCTTTAGGTAATCTCTAGGTTGATAAATATCAAAGTTTAAGTTATAATATAAATACCACTATAGGTATAAAAGTTATACAATGGCACAATTATTTGGTTTCTCGATTGATGATTCATATAAGAAACCGTCAGAAACAGTAGTCTCGCCCGTCCCCAAAAATAATGAGGACGGTGCAGACTACTATTTGGCGTCAGGATTTTATGGTCAATATTTAGATGTAGAGGGCGTATTTAAAACAGAATATGATCTTATTCGTAGATACCGTGAGATGGCATTACATCCAGAATGTGATAGTGCTATTGAAGATATACTTTGTGAAGCGATAGTTTCAGACCAAAATGATTCCCCAATTCAAATTGATCTTGAAAATTTAAATGTAGGGCCTCAGATTAAAGATATTATTCGTTCTGAGTTTCAATATATTAAAGAAATGTTAGACTTTGATAAGAAGTCACATGAAATATTTCGTAATTGGTATGTAGATGGAAGAATATACTATCATAAAGTCATAGATTTAGATAAACCAGAAGAAGGAATTAAAGAACTTAGATATATCGACGCACTTAAAATTAAATATGTAAGAGAACAGAAGAAAAAAGGTGGTGCAAACGCAATACAATATGCAAATAATAATCGACCAGGCTTAGAAGGTTCTAATCCACTTGATGCTGAATTTCCAGGCCTAAATGAGTATTTCATATACACTCCTAACTCATATCAGAAAAATCAATATGGATCTGTTGCTGTTACAGGACAACAAAAAGATGCAGTTAAGTTTGCTAGAGATGCAATTGCATATTGCACATCAGGTTTAGTAGATCGCAATAAACATACAGTTCTTTCTTATCTACAGAAAGCAATTAAGGCACTCAACCAATTAAGAATGATAGAAGATTCATTGGTTATCTATCGTATGTCTCGTGCTCCAGAGAGAAGAATATTTTATATTGATGTTGGAAATCTACCAAAGGCAAAGGCAGAACAATATCTTCGTGAGGTTATGAGTCGCTATCGTAATAAGTTAACTTATGATGCCAACACTGGTGAGATTCGTGATGATAAGAAATATATGTCAATGATGGAAGATTTTTGGTTGCCTCGTCGTGAAGGTGGTCGTGGAACTGAGATATCAACATTGCCTGGCGGACAAAACTTAGGAGAACTTACTGATGTAGAGTATTTTCAGAAGAAACTTTTCCGTTCTTTGAACGTTCCTGAGTCTCGTTTAGCTGATAATAGTGGATTTAGTTTAGGTCGTTCATCAGAAATATTAAGAGATGAACTTAAATTTACTAAGTTTGTAGGAAGAATGAGAAAAAGATTTAGTGGTCTTTTTCATGATATTCTTAAAACTCAATTAATTCTTAAAAATGTTTGTACTCCCGAAGAGTGGGAGAGAATGAGTGACCATATTCAATATGATTTCTTATATGATAATCATTTTGCTGAACTTAAAGATGCAGAATTAATGAATGATAGATTAGGACTTGTTGCAACTGCTGATCCTTATATTGGAAAATATTTCTCTATTGATTATGTTCGTCGTAAGATGTTACGTCAGACAGATGATGAGATTAATGAACAGGATAAATTAATGACTGCTGAGAAGGAGGCTGGACTTATTCCACCGACTGAACAAGAAATGCAAATAGCTCAAATGGCAATGGATGCAGAAAATAAGAGTCAAAAAAGTGAAATAGAACCAGAAGTTGACACATCTAGTGTTGAAGCCCCAGAATCGCCCGAAGTTCCCAAAGGTGGCGAGATATAAATAAAACATAGGTATAGGATTTTTATCTCATGGATGAATTAATGAATTTGATAATTGCGGATGAATCTCCATCTGAAATCAGTGATTCAATAAAAAATCAATTATTTGCAAAGGCTGGTGCAAGAGTCGATGCAGTTAAACCCGCCGTTGCAAATGCAATGTTAGGTTATGAACTTGAATCTGAAGAAGATGCAGAAACAGTTGGTGAACTTGATAATGTTGAAGAAACCGAAGAGGAAGAGTAAATGGCACATCAACCAGTAGGCGATTCACAAACACTTACTACAGGAACATCATCAACAAGGATACAATTTGCAGTTCAAACTGATACTGTTAGAGTTGTTCCAATAAGTCAAAATGTTCATGTAGCGATAGGTACTACTGCAACCGCTTCTACATCTGATTATTTTGTTCCAGCTGGAACCCCTGCTACTTTAAACTTGGGTAGAGCTAGTTCGATGGGGATTGCTGGAGTATCAACAGGAACTGCGACAGTTCTTGATCTTTCAGAAGGAATGGGTAATCCATTTCAAGTTGATGATGTACTAACTATTTCTGGTGTCACTGGTGTAACAGGATTTAATACAACTGCAAAAGTTGTTTCAATTCAAGAAGCTAGATCAATCGGATACGCACAGTTTGGTGCTAAAATAACAATTGATCATGACAGTCGAGGTCTTTTCGCTGGTGATGCAGTTGTAACTGCAGCTGAAGCAAGAAGAACTTTGACCGTTGCTGCAAGAACTGATTCTGGATCAGGAAAAATGTATGTTCAACAAGTTCAAATATCAGGAGAACAATAATGAAACTCATTAGAGAAGAAATAGAACAGGTTGAAGTTATTGTTGAAAGTCGCAACGGTAAGAAGAATCTGTTTATTGAAGGAGTATTCCTTCAAGGTGAAATAAAAAATCGTAATGGTAGAATGTATCCAATGCAGACTCTTGCTCGTGAAGTCGGAAGATATAACGAAAACTTTGTTCAGAAAGGTAGAGCTCTTGGTGAACTGGGTCATCCAGATGGCCCGACTGTCAATCTTGACAGAGTTTCTCATAAAATTGTCTCCCTCAAAGAGAGTGGAAATAATTTTATAGGAAAAGCAAAGATTCTTGGCACCCCAATGGGTAAGATCGCATCTAATTTATTGGATGAAGGTGTTAAACTTGGTGTTTCATCAAGAGGTGTAGGATCTTTAAATAAAACTAACGAGGGATACAGTGTGGTAGGAGAAGATTTTACTCTTGCTACTGCTGCTGATATCGTTGCAGATCCTTCTGCTCCAGATGCATTTGTAG